CGGCCCGAAGGCTGCCCCTTCGTACTTATTGTCGGGGGAAATAACAACAAGTACTTGTGGTAGTTAAACTACCTATTTAATTTTTTAAATCCTTCTCTAAAGTTATAAATAGATACCTAAATCCATCAGGTTTAAAGAATGCTTTATCAAACCCTGCAACCTCATGGGAAATGTCATGAAACAGTTCTGAATAAGCTGTCATAGCATAGATTTTAATATCTTTATACTTTTTCCTTAATTTAATACACAATTCCACACCATTTAAAGGAGTATCTCCTAGGTTAATATCTAAAATGATAACTTTAAAATTGACAGTATCTGTTAGTTTTAGTACTTCTTCGCCAGTATAGGTTGTTCTGTAACTGTAACCTAACACATCAAAAAATACACCCATCAAATCTACAACTTGTTTTTCATCATCTACAAATAGAATGTCCACTTCTTCTTTTAGATTCATATTTAACTCCTTTGTATTTTTTATTATGTGCAGAGGGGCGGAGTTGAACCGCCACAGCCAAAGCCACAGGTTTACAGCCTGCTATCCTCACCACATGGTTAGTGCCCCTGCATTCTATACTTTTACAATTAAGTTATCAAAATCAGCCTGAAGTGTTGCTGAACTGTCTAGAGTTAAAACAAACCTTAAAGACATATATCTATCTTTAGTTACACCACTCATTGTTGTAGTAGGATAATTTAAAGTTACTTGAACTGTGTCCGTGCCACTAATTGTTGGATCGCCCGCGACTAAATCTGAAACAGATGTTCCATTATACCAAGCAGTTACACTTGCAGAATCAATGTAAGTACCTTTAGGTAAAAACCCATCATTACTAGTTGCTGTTGATGCTACAGGGAACTTAAATGCTGCTCCATATGCTAAATCTTCTGGTTTTAGTTTAATTGAATTTGCTGTTTTAAAATCCATTGTTTTCTCCTTTAAGGTTTATTGGTTGCTTCTATAAAATAATACTTTTCATCAGCAAGAAAGAAGTTTGCTTTTTCTAATGCTTCAAAGAAATAACCCCTTGATTCTGCTATAAATGTTGCTGCAGCAAAGAAAGTTACTAATATCTCTATATTGAGCCATTCTTGTACTGTGTTAACCCATTGTAGGTTTGGTGTGTTAGTCCACTCTGTTAATGACATTTAGGTTCTCCTTGATTAATTTTTAACTTTCCAATGCATCTAGTCTGGATAACACTGACTGCATCTGAGTTTTTAATGTCTCATTTTCTTCTTTCAACTCTTGGATTGCTTTTATCATCGGGGCCATAAATTCGTTGTAACGAAGTCCATAAACATCTGCTTCTTCATCATAAATTATTCCAGCAAAATCAGCAGTATCTATACCTAATCCAGATAAAGTAGTAACTACTTCTTGTGCTATCATACCATAGTGACTTCTATTAAATGTTTTATTTATTGTTCCTGTTATAGTAGTAGTGCCATCATCATCAGGCATTTCATAGGTAGTTGTGTGATCTTTCCATTTATAGGATACAGGTCTTAAATCACAAATAAAATCTAAACCTAGGTTTGAACCAGATATAGTTGTTTTTAATCTTTCATCAGATGTTTGTATGGTAGAATTGGTAGCATATATATCATCAAATCTTAGGGAACTTGTACCTAAATCAACAGTATCATCAACACCTGGTGTAACTACTGCCCCTGGTCCTACAACTAAAGCATTTACTTTATCTATACCATCTCCATCAGTAGTTCCGAACTGTATTTCGGTTGGGACATTATTAGTACCAGCTGTACCATTAATATAAGCACGAATGTGTGCAGGCTGTTCCCAGCTTATTCCATCATAAACATTAAAGGCTATGTTTGCTATACGATCTCCATCACTAACAGCACTAGGTGAGGATAAGGTACCTCTTCCCCTACCGAACCAAAAAGTGCTAGCAAAACTTGCGTTTTCACTATTACAATTCAACCAAGCGGCCCGGGCATGATCTGCTCCTTGTTTTTGTATATAAATTTCGTTAAGTGATCTAATAGGGTTACTTAAGTCATCACCTATTAAAAACCCATCTGCATTTAGTCTAGCGATCTCTGTTCCGTCTTGAACAAATTTAATATAACCAGTACCAGTATCAACTACCTCAACAGATGAATTACCTTCTTCTATTTTATCACTACTTCCGATATTATTATCTACATAAGTTTTAACAGCAGTTTGTGTTGGAACTCTAGTATTGTAAGGTCCACCATCAGCAGAACCGAGGTCTGTGGCTTCATCAAAATCATCAATTCTTTGACCATATTGTAAGGCTAGTCCAGCAGCAGTAACAGTTGCTACAGAAGTATTATCAACAGTAACATCAATCTCACCAGTTCCAGCATCTGTAACAGTTATATCTGAATCACCTTGAGAAATTGAATTACCAGTTCCTCCAGTTGCATCTTCCCAACTTATATCAGTACCATCTGAAGTCAACACCTGCCCATTGGTGCCAGCAGGAAGCCTAGTTGTGGTGTTACTACTGTTTTTGTATATTATATCACCACGAGTAGTCATCGGATCTGAAAATCCACCAGTAGCAGCCTCCCAAGAAGGTGCTGAAGAAGTACCATTAGAAGTTAAAACATACCCACTTGTTCCATGAGGTATTTGTCCTATACTACCAACAGGGTCAGAAAAAAACATTGTATTAGCATTTGCAGTATGATCATCGTCAGAAAGTATACTGTGTTGTCTGTTATGATGAACATTAGGTAAACCAGCATGAGTTGTATCTACATAAGCTTTAACTGCTTTTTCAGTTGGTACATAAGTATCAACATCAGCAGAAAGAGTTCCATCAGTAGAAAACCTGTTTATTGTTGCTTGAGTTCCATCATCAGGGTTTAATGTTATACCTGATATACCTACTTTGAATCTAGGCACTGTATTTATAGTAGCTAGGATAATATCATCTTGAGGGTCTATTCCTCCAGATACAGTAACAGAATTAAGTCCATCAGTACTTACTATTGAATCAGGACTTCCAACGGTATCATCAACATATTTTTTAGTAGCAGGCTCATAATCAGCATCTGGAGTAAACTCTGTAGTATTATCTTTAGCTAAACAATTAACATCATCAGCAGTTACTTGATGAGGATTACCTGAAGTAGTAGTTCTGTGTGCTGTGTTTAAATCAACAGTTCCACTCAAAGTAGCAATATTAGAAGTATTAGAAGCAACAGAGCTAGTAAAATCAGTATTAGGTACATTACCTAAACCAACTTGTGTTTTATCTACTTCATGAGGATTGTTAGTTAAACCTCTATGTGTGGTATTTGCATTAACTTGAGAAGTAAAGTCTGTATTAGGAACATTACCAAGCCCAACTTCTGATTTAGTAACTTGGTGTGGATTACCAACAATAGTTTCTCTATGAGTAGTATTAAGTCCTATAGCAGTAGTATTACTATCAACAGTACCAGAAACAGTTTCAAAATCAGTTTTAAGTGTGTAATTGTTAATATTTTTATCAGCATCCCAGTAATTATTGTCGTTATCCCATACTAGTATCTGACCATTAGTTGTTAAAGCTGTTCCATCAACATCATTTAATTCTGATATAGAACAATGCCAAGTAGGTCTAGTAAATAAAGTTCCATTGCTATGAGCTTTAACTACAACACCAATACTGATGTGCTGATTAGGGGCTTCTGGTTCAACATTTGTTAAATAGCCAGCAGTAGTTGGGGATACATATACTAAATCACCATCATTCCAAGTTTCGCCATAAGGAGTACCAGTAGTATTAACACCTCTTACTTTACCAAAATTAACAACAAACCCATCAGCACCATCAACAATACTTTCAGTTGCAACACCTAGAGTATATCCAGGTAAGTAAGTCCCATCAGCAATAGCTGGCATAATTTTTACTCTACCACTATTACCAACTGTTCCAGCAAACATAACAGGAGTACCATTAGTTATTGTACTTCCAGTATCATTTCTACATAACACTGCATTTTCCTGGCCTATTTGTAAAGTTACATTATCATTTAGTCCTAGATTAAGAGTTTCTTCATCCTGATTCCACTGTAGCATACCAGTTTCTATTGTTCCAGAGGCAGTAGTTCTTAATTTTACACTATTAAAAGTAGGAGTACCTGAAGCAGTAACATCTTGGTCTATATAACTGTGGTCTGTTCCATCACTAGTTCTATGAGCCGTATTGAGGTCGATAGCGCCACTTAAAGTAGTAAGTGAGGCATCAGTATTAGTAATGTGCTCATCTATCTCTAAATGAGTATTAGACCCCTTATTTGTTAAATTGGTGTGATCTACTGAACCACCGCTTCCTTCATCACCATCGTGTGTATGAACTGGCATAGAAGATTCTTCCTCTAAACCACTTACTATACCATAATATACTTCAGTTAGTGTATTATCAATATTATCAGAGGCATCTGTTAGTACAATAGTAGTATTACCTAAATAACTAACACTTTCAATAGTACCATACCAAGTACTATCACCTATTAGTTTAACTCTTCTTCCAGCATGGAACTCTATAGTTTGGTTCCCTGTTACTGTAAAAGTTTTACTGTCTACATAAGTTGCTGCTATCATATTATTGCTCCTTTTATTTTATTCCTCTTCTTCTGGTTCTACATATATACTAAGACTTATATCGGCATCTTCAGTTTCATCAAATAATGCTTCAACAGCCTGTGACAATGCACTATCATTTGGTACACTTGTTGGATCAATAGATAAAGGATCAAAACTTTCTGTTTCTGTGGCCCTGATTATATGAGAATGAAATTGTCTCTTATCAGGTGAAAACCTCTCATCTAAGTAGTCACTTGATCCATCAGTGTTCCATGTTTTATCAATTATTTTTGCAACATCGATCATAGCAACTATTTGGTATGGTGCGGTTTCATCACCAACAATACCTTCAACAGAGATTACCCTATACCAGAAAGTTGTAAATGTATCTCCAGTATATCCTGGATTTTCGCCACCAATTTCTCGATGTAGGGTGTAAGTCCTATTAAATTCGTAACTACTTTTGTCTCCGAAAGGTGAAAAGAACTCCCATGTTCTTTCATTTGTTGTATCAAAAGTCCAATTTGGCGGCTCATACAATTCATCTTGGTCCCAAATATTTTCAAGTGAGCAATGAGCTCCAAATTCTGGAGGACCAGCAGTTGCTTGTGACCTTATAACAATACCATCACTCCAAGGTGACCCAAACTGGTGACGATATTCACCTTGTGCTCCTACAGGGTGATTTCTTGTGATATGATGCTCGCCAACCCAATATTCATCACTACATCCTGGTTCTGTCCAGAAGTACCTACCAACAGCAGTAAATGTATGATTCTCTTCTGCTTCGTTGTCCCACCCTTCTATTTCTTCTGTTGTATCCTTGATATCTTGTTGATAGCAAACTTTATCGCTCCCAGGTGTACCACAGTCAGGGCCTTCACACCAATTAGTAAAATCAGAATCCAAAACTATACTCATACTTTCAGGATTGCCAGCAGTAGTAATAAACTCTGATGAAACCTTGGTTCTTTCTGAAAGCCAATCAGAAATATCATCTGTCAAAACATTACCAGTAACTATTATACCATAATTATCTTTTATGTGTAAATAACTACTGTTTGATACATTCCAAACAAAACAGTAATCCCCTGATTCAACAATTAATGCTGTGCTATCGCAAGGCTGTGGATTATTTTTGAACCCTATAATTTTTGGGCTTGAAAAATCTTGACCAGTAAATTGAATTAATACTTCGTCTCCATCTTTAAATGCGCTACCATTACAATCCATATATTCAATTGTAACACCTGTCAAATTATCTTCTTGATTAACATTGAGCCCTTGTTGTGTTGATGTAGCACTTTCAAGAGAAACATCTGCAACATCACCTACAAGATTTGATATTGTGCCGTATCTATAAGTGGGCTTCCATTTCTGCCATCCAGGCAGCATTGCTAGGTTATAGAAAACTCCGGCATAATCCATTGTTACTAAAGGCTGTAACTGACCATCTCTTCCAGAATTATATGCAGCTGCATCAGTATAACCTGGTCTAATGTTAATATTTTCAGATTCTCCAGGGACCTCAATAGTTCCTACATCACCAGTCAGATCATCTGTAAGATCAGCACACCAAGCACTAACAGTTTTAGTCTCTACAAAGCTAGATTCTAAATATTGTTTTCTTTTTTCCATAGCAATTTTAGAAAGTAATACAACTTTTTTATTTTGTTCTTGGGCAGGAGTTAGATTAGTTGGAAATGCATTATACTTAGCAGTGAGATCTGCAATTTTATCATTTAAAGCTGATATCTCAGCATCAAATGATGTAGTTGGATAAACTAAATTTATAGTATATAAACCATTTTGCCCAGTACTTATAATTTGACCTTTACCCATTTTATTCCTCCGCAATTTCCATAGTTTGTGAATGTGGTGCTATATAAAAAGATATTAGATTAGCATTAAATGTATCAGTTCCTATATTAACTGTATCTCCTGGATTAAGTGAAGGTATTGGTTTAGCAAGTCTGTGCCTAATAACTCCAAAATTAACACTCCTATACATACTAGTATTTATATCCACAGTTTTAGGAAGATATGTTTCAGTAACATAACCCTGTAACATAACAGAGGCTGATTTAGTTCCTTGATGAGACATCAAACCATCGAAGTTTGTTTGTACTAGTTTCCTTCTTTGAATTATTTGTCCATACTTCTTATAAACTATATCTACTCTTAATTTACCATTAGGCCTAGCAGCAATATCATCTACATAATCATAAGATGGTATAGTAACTGTTAAGAATGTAGGTGCTCCAGATCTTCTTCTACATTGAAAGTTCTCGATAGGTATATCAATATCCTCTAGTCCGTCAGGTACACCAGTTAGAGTAAAGTAATAATAATGTGCAGTGTCTTTTAATGAGTATGAAATAATACTACAATTAAATGCTGTAGTTACAATAACTTCTGGTGAAATTATTTTTAATGTGTAATCAAAATCACTAAAAAATTCCGTAGTTACGACTACTTCAGGACTTGGTACTCTATATACAGTTGTATACTTAAGTAATGATTCAAAATCTGTTGTTACAATTACTTCTGGAGATGACAACTTATAGTAAGGTATTTTTCTAATATTAGAACTAAATCCAGTGGTTACAATAACTTCTGGCATGTTTAATGATATATACGAATCACCAATAACATCACATATGAAGGATGGTATAACAACTACTTCAGGAGATTCTACAACAAACACTGGAGCTGGAATGTCCAAAGTTAATATTTGCTCATCTTCTATATCTGACGAAACATGTTGATCAAATTGTCCGTTAAATATCTCTGTTGCATTTGATATACTAGAGTTATAAGCGGTATTTGTGATGGAGTCTGTTGAAACATTTATGACTACATTTCTAAGACCTAAATTTGTGTAACTGCCTGATATATGAAAGTTATTTATCCTTATTTCATCAAAATCAGTTTCATCTGTGAATACACATATTAACCTAATACTGTCATCTGTATTTGTTGCTATCCAACTAGTATAATTTATAGATCCTGTTTTTGAAAGTGTAGTGTCAAAAGCATATTTTGGGTGATAACTTGAGCCCCCATAATATGTTGCATAAGCAGTGTAATCACCATTTGCATCAACATTTGCAATCTTTGACCCGCCATTCCAGAAATCAATAGAACGAATACCAACCTGTCCATAATACCCCCAGTTATTTGCTATATCTAGTATAACTGATTTTGCTGTTATAGACATAGTTAAGCCACACTATATTTTAGATTTTGTATTTCAAGACTAGAGTCTTCTTCCAGTGTATAATCTGTATCGAAGTCAACACACCAGCAAACTGTATCGTCTGAGGTATCATCATCATAAACAATGTATGATCCAGTAGGGCCAATACCTGATGCTGTGGCGGTCCAAATAACATTGTCCCAAGTAACAGTTGATTTGTCTTCTGTATCATCTTCAGTAACCACTACACCTGATAATGTAGCATTATTTTGGGTATAACCACCTTCTGTAGGAAGTTGATCTGCTGTAACATCAGCTAGTGTTGCATGAGCATCTTTATCAAATGAAAATGTGTCATTCATAAGTATGATTTTAAATGTATCTACATCAAAATCTACTTCACCTTTGTTTAGTTGCTGTTTAAAATGATTTGATACTGTATATGTTATCGCCATTATTCGTTCTCCTTTTGTTCTACTAATATTGTCATACTTAAGTCTCCATTATCTATCTTTAATCTACTTATTGTTGCTAGAAATATTCCATAAGGAACACTTAGTATAATCTTAGTATAATTATTAAATATATTCCATAATTTGTTCGAGTCTGCTTCTTCTATTGTGGACCTAATCAATAGAGTTAAATCCCCCGCCGAAACTCCAAAATGGTTCATTATTACTCTACCATCCAAGGTCTTTACTCTTGTTGTTCTAGCGGTGTTATCTCTAAAATCAAAGTTGTCTTTGATAATAACATTACCACTCAGGTCTTTAATTGGTGTAGATATTGATATCATATGCTTCTCCTTATAGTCCTAATAGGAAGTCACTAGCATTTTCATTTGCTCTGACCTGTACTTTCTTTAATATTTCCCACATCACCATTTCAAGTGCTGGTTCTAAACCACTACTATCTATACTGATTTCAGCACCGCCACTTTGTAATGCTTTTGTTTTAGCTTCCATTTGTGCTACTTGTGCTTCAGTAAGTTTCTTTTGTAAATCAAATGACTGTTGTCTTAAATCTGCTTCTTCTCTCAATATGTCCTGTGCTTCCCATTTTGCTTGAAATCCTTGAGGATCATTCAATGTGCCTAGGGCAGTACCAATTAAGTCTGCAGTGGAGTTAATCGAAGTATTAATAGAGTTAAAAGTGCTTTCTACTATTGCTGCCTGAGCTTCAACATCTGCTATGTTCAATTTAGCATCCCATTCAAAAGCTGATTGAAGTGTGGCTGCGTTAGTTTCTATGAGAGCTATTTGTGTGTCTATATCACCCTGTAGTTTTATCTCAAGCTGTTTATCAGTAGGTATACTATCTATTTCTGCTTTAGCCTCATCAACACCAGTAGTATCAACTGGAACTGTTATAGTTTCCCATCCACCACTTTCAGTCCATATTTGTAATTCTTGTGTAGCTTGTTCTTTAGATGGTTGGTCAACTTTTACTTCTACATTTGCTTCAATTGTTCCATCTAGTAATCCTTGAACTTTATCAAAATCACCTTCATTTATTGCAGCAGTTATAGCCAAAGAAACATCTGGATTGTCTACTAACTTATTCCAATCTGATTCAAAAACATCCCACTCGTCTTTTGTAACGGTTGCTGTAACATCAATTTTTTTAGAATCAGGCGCATTAACTATATCATCAATAAGACCTTGTGCTTTTTCTAAATCTCCAGTGTCTATAGCAGTCCAAATATCAACAGTAGTAGTAGACAATGGGAGTTCTTTTATTTGGTCAGTTAGTATTTTAACTTCGGCAGCCTGAGCAGCGATGGCTTTAGAAGCAAGCTCGCTATCTTTCGCCATTTCTGCTAAACTAAAATCAACAACAGTTTTAGCAAGAACACCTAGTGCTATAGCTAATCCAGCTGGTCCTGTAATTACTGCAAGTGTTCCCTTAAGTGCGAAACTAAAAGCTTCTAGTGCTGTAGTAGGACCTAATAATGCTGCACCAACTATTCCAAGAACCTTAGATATATCCATAATACCTTTAGCTGCGAGCCCCACTGTTTTTGCACCGAATGCTACTGCCCATACTGCTATAAACTTATCCAAAAAAGGAATAATGAGTTCAACAGCATTACCTAGAGTTTTAATACCGTCTACTACAGCTTTAACAGCTTCACTAGCATCTTCAGATGGTTTAATTAGTTGTTCAATAACATCAAAAACAAACTGTAAAGATTCTATTATACTAGCAGTTACTTCATTCATTGTGCCCATAACATCTATAATTGTTTGAAAAACTGCTTCCAATCCTTCTACAGATGTTAAGTCTAGACCTTCAAAACTAGAACCAAGTGCTTCACCTATTGATTGTATTGAGGCTATAAACTCTGAAAAGTCTACACCAGCTAAAGCATCTGGTAAATTCTTAGCAATTTCATTTACATCAGCAGTTATTTCTTTGATTATGTCATCTACTAATTTAACTAAATCATCGAATGTTCCTGCATCAATTGATGCCCCAAGTCCCTGGAATGTAGCAGTAATCGCTGCTATTAGTTCCTTAGAACTGTCTTCCCACTGAGAGCCTAGTTTAATAACAACAGAGCCAAAGTTGTTTAATAAGTTCTGCCAAATAAGAGCTAAGTTATCCTGCATCTTTGCGAAGGCCTTATCTGTTGCACCAGCATTTGCTTCCATGTCTTTCAATGCTTTAGCAAAAGTTCCAGCCTCATCAGCACCTAATGCGAGAACAGCTTGTAATGCTTCTGTACTAGTAAATAATTTAGCGAGTTGGCCAATATTACCACCAGTAGCAGTATAAACTTCTTTAAGTACACCTTCAAATCCTTTAGCTTCCAATGCAGTAGCTGACAAGTCAATACCTAATTCAGCAGCAGCTTTTCGAGCAGAATCAGTTGGATTAATAATACCTTCAATAGCAGCCTTTATTTTAGTCATTGCTTGGGCAGTAGGAGCACCACTTGCAGTCATAGCTGCGATGGCGGCACCTAATGTTTCAAAAGGAATACCAGCTGCAGCAGCAATACCAGTAACATCAGCAATAGAGGTTGCAAGTTCTGGTAATGTTGTTTTACCATCTTTAATGATAGTAAAGAAAGAATCTGAATAATCTTGTGCTTCATCCATCTCGGCACCATAGGCATTCATAGTACCTATAAGTGTTTCAGTGGCTTGATTAAGTGTTGATTTGGTACCAACTGCTAATTGTTCTATAACAGATAATGCTTGTAAACTATCCTTATAATCCACACCAAGAGAGATTAAATTATATAGAGATAGTTCTATATCTTGTAGTGATAAAACAGAACTTTCAGAATAATCTAAAACAGAATCTTTAAATGACTGAAACTGACCATCAGTTACATCTAGTAATGTATTGATAGTGTTCATTTCATCAGAAAACAAACCAGCTTTAGTTACTGCTAAACCAATACCAGCTACAGCAAAAGCATTCATCAATGTTGTCATAGTTGTAATACCAGCTGCTGCGGTTAAAATTGATCCACTAAAATTAGCCATGCCAGTAGATAATTGATTAACAGATTTTAAAGCATAATCAAATTCAGTTTTCATTCCACCAGACAGTAGTTTTGCTTTTTGTAAGTCTGCCAAAAATGAAACTAGGTTTAGCTTCTTTATATCAGTATCTACATTAATCTCTGCCTTGTCTTGAGCATCATTTACATCATTCATAAAAGCGGTTGTGTCTAGTCTAGATATCTTAGCATCTACTTCTATTTCAGAATCATTTAAGGTATTAACTTGGTTGATAAAGTCAGTAGTATTAAGTTTACCTATAGTAGCATCAACATCAAAATCAGCATTGTCTTTGGCCGCTTTTACTTGATTTATGAAGTTTGCTGTGTCAAGGTCTGACATTTTAGCATTTACTTCAAAGTCGGTACTATCTTCTAGATTTCTTATTTCTTGTAAGAAGGTAGCAGTGTCTATTTTCTTTATCTCGCTATCTATTTCAATGTCTGTTGTGCTTTCCGCAGAATCTATTTGATTTAGAAGTTTGGTCATATCTAAATCTGACAAAGTAACACTAACTTCAAAATCAGAAGCATCTTTGGCGGAGTTTAACTGGTTAAAATAATTAGTTAAATCTATAGTAGATATTTTAGGATCTATCTCTATTTCCGCAGCATTTTCAGCAGCATCGACTTGATTTAGAAAATTAGTAAAATCAATATTAGACATAGAAACAGATATATCTATATCAGCATTGTTCTCTATAGCATCAACCTGATTTAAGAATGCAGCACTGTCTATACTGGATAGTGTAACATCAATCTCAAAATCTGCATTGTTTTCTATAGCATCTACTTGGTTTTGAAATGCAGTACTATCTATATCAGATAGCTTAACATCTATTTCGAAATCAGCTTCGTTTTTGATGTTCTGAATGATACTATCCAATGTAGTAGTAACATTGTCAGTAGCCGTAAATAATATCTCAACTGTTCTACTAATATCAGCCATCTTATCTCCTTGTTATGATTCTTCTTGTTTTTTTCTTTCAAAGTACTTCAACCAAAGACCTGTCTCAACTTTAGTACATCTGCCTTGCGGGAACAGGTGTGGGAAGGCCTGAAATAGGAACATTTTGTTCCTATCACAGAGCCTCAGTCCTATTTGGATTTCTTCTTTTTCCCACAAGGCTTCGATTCCCCCACCTTACCTTCCCCAGTCAACTCAATGATTTTATTAGTTAACTTAAAGAGAGTAGTAGGGAATGTTTCACCCATCTTAACAGCCATGCTCTGTGAACAACTAGGCTCCACAGAACCTTGAACAAGCATAGAAAATCTTCTAACAAGATCATTAGGTACACTATCATTAGGTAACCCCAAGATGTCAGTAGCTGCAGAAACTTTGTCAGATTTTAAATGGCTAGCTATGGCCGATAAAACCCCTTCCATATTATTATTCATAGATACAGCTTCGTTAGTAACCGCAAGCTCTGCTGCAGTTAGCCCCCGCACAGTCCATTCAGGTTTGTCCTTCTTATCAAAGAACTCCTTCAGTTCTGGAACGGGGACCACCACGACCCTATCTTCGAATGTAGTTGTTTCAAATTTATTTGTATCAAAACTCATAATTATTTCCCCCTATATATTTATTTCTAGCTAGAGAATTCTGCTGAAGGTGTTTCTGCAGAAATTGTAGCAACTGCTTGATTCTGTCCAGCAACAGGAAAGGTTCTAGCCAAACCAATCTTACCCTGTGTAAGAACATAAGCTGTCTTATTTCTATCAGGATAAAATTTAACAGTAAGAATCTGGTCTTTATTAGTAATTAGTGCATCAGTAACATTATCACTCATCAAAGCGGTAAATCCACCCTGACCAAGAGTTGAAGATGTACTACCAATAGTACCATTGTAGTACTGGGTAGAAGTTACTGAATGTGAATTTTCAACTGGTGTAAAGTCTAGTGTTCTTGAAAGCTCTGCCATAACAGGAGCATTGTAAGTGATGTATACCTTATTATAGGTTCCACCAGCAAACATCGCTGTTAGTGCTGAAGCAAACTCGATGTGAGCATTCTTCTTAGCTGAAGAGGCTGCGGAATCGCCTTCACCAATAGGATTAACAGTCCATACAGGAAAGTCAAATCTCTGTGAAGAAGTTCCATCTGCCTGAGAAATCTCAGTAGAAGCGATAACTGCTGAAGTATCGTCACTCAATCTTACCTGACCAAGCTCAACACCATCAACAGGAATATATGGAGGCCCACCATCAGCATCTCTTTCACTAGAGAATGCATCACCATCTGTTCCAGTTACAACATCAACTGTTCCAGATGAAGTCATGTAAACAGAGTTAATATTATACTTACTAGAAGCAGGTCTAACGATATCTGCGGTAGTAGCACTTACATCATACTCAGTTCCTTGAGAATATGCGGTAAATTCTCCTACAGTAACAGTGTCATTAGAGGCATGAGTAGATAAAAGATTTCTACCTGTTACTATACCATTAGGTCTGATTGTAGGTTCAAACCCTGATTTACTTGAAAATACCGTACCTCCTGATACGGTAAAGGTTTTGTGGTCACCTGAATCAGTCATTGCAGTGTAATCTACTACAGACTGTCCAGATTCAAATTCGGTTTTTGCATTTGCGGAAGTACTCATGTTTATTTCTCCTTTTAATTAATTTTATTTTATTGTACTATATCATTATTCACGACAATACGAACTTCCATTATGAAGGACTGAACCAGATCCCCAGGACCTGCCTCTTTCACTTCTATATTATCGATCTTTAATCTATCATTATATGTAAAATCAGAACTTGTAATGAAAGTTTCTACATCAGCAACCATGTTAAATATCTTGTCATTATCGACCATATCGTTTGAACTTGCATATCCATAAAATATTAACGACATTGCTTTAGTATCTATATCAGCATAAGTAACTGGATAAATATCATCTTCGTAAGGGTTCTCCTTGACAAAAGTAAAACAAAGTGCAGGCATCTTACCTTTAAGGTCGTTATAGGCATAAACACCTCTTCTAACTGCTATTGGAGTGAAAGAATAACCATTAGTTACTTGGATATTATTCTTCAGCTCTTCTTTTATAGTATTTAACACTAGATTTCTATCTGCCATGTTTACATCTCCCCGAAGATTTTATTTATTATTAGATTTGATATATCATCCATGTTGTCCTCAAAAGCTGGTAGCAAGAACGGCCTTGCGGGCATAATAACCTCTTTAACAGTTTTCCATTTACCTCCGATTTTAAAACGAAGATAACTAGAAACTTTAGGCTTAATAACACCACCCAACTCATGTATTGCAGTGTATTCAGTAGTAGAAGATAGTTTACCTGTATTATCATTACTTTCAGATTTTATACTTCTTCTTAAGTTACCAGTTCTAACATTTAAGTTCCCTGGCTTACCAAAACTACTTTTAGACTCTGCTTCAACAAGTTGCATGGCTTCAGCAACACCATCATATAAACCTTTCTTAACACTACCTGGAAGGGTGTCTAACCAATCCATTGAGTTGGGGTCTATACTAACTTTTATCTTAGCTACATCCATTAATAAGCACCCTTTCTCCTATATTTATTGAGAACCAAAGTAGTTTCTTCCATGAATGGTTTCTTAGTATACTTAATCAAATAATCATTACTTCTCTTTTCATCTACCCCAAGTTCTGGGAATATATTTAATATTCTTAATACTTCATTAATACAAACATCTTCTAAGTCATAAGGAATGTCAGAGTAACCAGCATCATAAACTAACTTTATATTTTGCTTAGCATCTGCAACGGTAGTGTTGCTTTTAAATACGATACTATTATCATCTGCTATTCTGTAGTTATCAGAAGAAATCAGTGTGCTATCTGCCCAAACCCAATCCATATCATCGTGTATCGAAGTAATTGATGTTATAGGATATTGTTTAGGGTAAAGAACTCTTACTCCCTTTCCATCAAGATACTCAGTGTGTGTTCTAGAAACAAACTTTCTATCACAGTAACTTTCAAACCTTGCTGAAACAGCATTGATAAAGTTATCTATTTGGGTATTGATTTCTGGAGTTGTTTGTAATTCTTCACCATTAGCAACACGATACTCCTGAACTCTTGACCTAGTAGTTAAAGCATAATCACTTACCATTGTTGTTCTCCTTATTGTTTCAGGTTAGGGGGCTATTAACCCCCATCACCTTATATATTTATATTAGTTATTTCTATGAATCGTCTCTCTGCATAGTAGTCCAGGCACCAGAATTAACATAGTTACCATCAGACCTCATATAACCGATAAATTGTGTCTGACCCTCTTTCATAAGAATGTAAGGATTGACATCAAATACCATAGAGCCTCTCATAGCAATTATATATTCTTTAGGATCACCAAATGCGATTCTAATAGCACCATCATCAGGTGTATTATCAATAGCAGGTGTGATATTAATAGGATAACCTAAAAGGCTTCCTGCAGGTGCACCTGAAATAGGTACAGGATTAAAAATTGGGGTACCAGTAGAAGCAGATACCAAAGAAACAATATCTTTCATTGCTCCTCTAGGTAGGAACCACTCTGGAGAAATTCCCCTTTCCAATTCAACTGCATAAGCCATGGTTACCAAGTTAGCATAAGTAATAGCATTACCAATATTAGTTGTTCCTGAAGCAGTTACAGAAGCAGTTACAGCGGAAACCGAAGTAGTATACTCTGTACCATTAAACATTTCATCGTCGATGTCCTGTCCAATAGCTTCTGCCATAGCAGGTTCAATCCAATCACCAACAACATCAAAAATCTCATCAGCAAGAACATCATTATTTACAGTCTGATAAGAACCAACTCTCTTATCAATAGTAAATGATAACTGAGCAAGAGTAGTAGCTGCATCAGCATTAGCTGTTCCGAAGGCCTGAGCATCAGTAGTTGCTCTAGTACCCTTAGCAGGCATCTTAAGAGAGCTAGAACTTGTTCTAAAAACTCTTGCTTTAGAAAGTCCAATAGACTTAAGTTCTGCAAGTCCTAAGAGAGCATTAGTATACTCAACTGGAATAGCATAAGCACCTGTATTACTAGTAGTATAAGCAGCCTTTCCTGAAAGTTTTTCAATCATGAACTTTGCAACTTCTTCTCTAACATCATTATCAACAACAGCTTTGAAGTTACTAGTCATGTTAGGATTGTAACCCTTAAAGGTATAAAGATTGGAGCCAGTGTTCTGATCCATCTTAAATTGTTTACCCTGCATTTTTTCCATTGCTTCTTTAAATTCTTTGTTATCAGCAAGAAGCTTTTCATTAGTTTCTTTCTGAGCAGCGATTTCATCTGCCATTTCTGCGGTCTGAGCTTTAATTTCGTCCTGTGCAAGTTCTTTTAACAGACCTTTTAGTTCTTCTTTTTTATCCATTTTATTTCTCCTATATTATATTTATTTTATTTTAGTCACTTAAGTATTCATTTAAAAGATTGTCTAAACTTTTAGCTTCGGTGTTTGGATCATCATCGGATGTCCCACCTGCTGGTTTGAACTCTTTCAAAATGTCATCAAAGTATGTTTCTACATCATCTTCTTTGCTTTTGCTAAGTTCTTCTATTTTTTGTTCTAAAACATCAATTCTTTCTTGAAGTCCTTTAATAACTTCATCATCAGTGTCATCATCAATATAATCTCCTTCATCATAATCCTTATTTTCATCAAGGAGTTTTTCCCATTCCTCAAATTCATCTTCATCAATGACTTTGTCTTCTAGGGCTTTTTCAACTGATTTACCTGTAGTCAATGCCTCTTGATTTGCTGGCACAGGAACTACAGACAATTCAAACATCTCGACACTGTTGAATATTCTTGTTCTTTTCTTGTCATCATACTCGATTTTTTCGTAATCAGGCATGAAGCCAATTGACACAGCATTTAAATAACCCCCCTTAACCAACCTATAGATTGTGTCTGCAAATGCATATTCTTCTGCAGTTGCAAATTGTACTTTCATCTTCAAAGTATCTTTTGTTTTAGTAATATTTATAGTTTTACCTATTGGTAGCCCAAACTTATTATGAGCAAACAACACTACTGGATTCTTTTTATAGCTCTTTAAATCTATACCTTTAACTTTAATTATCTCTCTATCTCTATCAACAACTTCCTTTGATGCTATAAACTCAACAGTTCTGTCTTCATCTGAAGCCTTGATTTTGATGTTAGTACTAAATAACTTATTCATCTCTAATCTCCTTTTTTATGCTCCAGTAAGAATACATAGAGCTGTTTCTTTATATTAACTTCATTTCAATAGTAGTTCTTAATTTAAATTTTGGCCAATAAATCAGAAAAGATTATATCTCCTGAGTATTTAGCTTGTAAATGTATCATACCAACTTGAAAACCAAGTGGAGGGAAATTGTCTGGAGTATCAAAAATTACAATTTCCTTTATTCCAAATCCTGCTTCTTTCATATCTCTAATTCTTGCTTTAGTCCACAAATGATTTATAGTAAATAAAAAGCAAACATTATTTGAAATCTCCATTGAGTGTTTTAAAAAATTCCTAATCTGAGACCAAGGTGGGTTAGTTATAATCCAATCTACTTTATCATTAAAGTCAAAGAAATTTTTACCTTCTGAAATTTCGCACCATAAAGCATCTTTTGGTAAGAATTTGAGGAAGTTTCCTGTTCCTTTGCAGGGTTCTAGAACTTTCCCATTTGGTTTAAAATGATTTACAAGCTCTTCTGCTAAATATTCTGGCGTCATTACTTCATCATTTGATTTATAATTTCTATTTGGTTGTGATTTCATTGTTTTAAACTTCTATTGCCGGGGCTATACAGCATCTGCAATTTACTGCATTTGGATATAACTCTCCACTCGAAAAGGCTTCCTCAACTGGGATGGCACCTTGGCCCGTATTATTTTTATGTTCTGGTCTGACCTTAGAATCTCCAGCATCTAACCATTTCTTTTTCTTAACACCTCGGTCTTTGTAAGTAGCTAGGGTCGAAGCATTCATAATTCTGGCAGATTCAGTTCTTGCTATTACTCTAGATCTACTAGTAGTAAAGTTATACACATTCTTAACTCTTTTAGATAACTTGTCTATATTTTCTCCATCCGCCAGTCCTTCTTTTATCTCTTTCAATATCTTATCATTTATAGTCTTATTGACACCAGTTATTCTATTTGCTGCAGCATTTGCAAGAGCCCTATTACCTTTAGCAGTATCATCAACTCCTAGAAGGTCAAAAGTTCCCTGTGCTGACACTTTAGTTGCTGCCAAATACAGTGGTTCAGTCATCTTAGCAATCTTAATGTCTTGATTGTTTCTAAGCTTATTTAAAGCATTAGTAATAGCTATAATATCAACTGTAGATTTACTAGAGTTTAATACATTCAGTGCTTCCTGCCTATACTCAAACAAGAATCTCTTAATTTTACTATGGAAGATTTTCTCCTGGTTTTTCTGATCTTTCAAGAACCTGTTCCTAAATGGTTCAGAACTCTTATCAACAGTAACATCTTTGGTAACCTCATCACCAATTGACTGCTTCGCAGCGATGCTAAGCATTGACTTGTCTGGGTCATCTAATACTTCCATTTCAAGGGCCTCATCTACCGAAATAAGCGAGGTTGGGATGTATCTTACATCACCACTATCAGTGCTTTCTTCCATGCCCAATTTAAACCTA